TAGCAGTTAATTGTAAATAGTATTGCTCCTGCCATTCATATTGTATAACATCAGGCAAAAGAAATCCTCGCCATTTTAAAGTTGAAGTAGAACCATCTGTTTCGTATAAACTTACTCTTAAAGTAAATTCATCAGTTTCATAATAAAAATCATATGGCTGAACGGTAGAATTAGTAGGAATAAAACATTTAATATCCGCAAATGAAGAACGAATAGGAGAAAAAATATTATCTTCTGTGGCTTTATAATTTAAAACGAAAGGAGAATCTTGTGCTGGAGTTAATTCTATTACATCGTAAACCACTACGGTAGCTTCTTGTTTCTCAAATTTTACTTGATAATACAAATCAGTACCTACTTGGTCTAATCCTTTAAATTGTAGATTATAAATATGATTGTAAGCCATTATACCACCCTCGAATTTTTAATTGCGTTGTTATCTAATAGTAATCTCATTTTATCTCCCATTATATCTATTTGATAGCCACCTTGACCAAGTGTATTAGTAGGTAATGCTACTTGTGAGCCACTTACACTACCTTGACTAAAATCAAGACCACCTGATAATACTTTAAATATTGCAGGAAAACTTGCACCAGCACCTAAACCGAAAGGGGCTAAAATTACACTTAATAAAACTGCTGCTGCAACCGCAGCTAATAATTTTTTACCAAGATTTAATAACGCATCGCCTAATACTTTAAAGAAATTTTCTCCACTAATTAAAGCAGCATCAAAAGCACTTGTTAAAGCACTACCCATTAAACCTATAAGAGTTTGAATATTTTGATTAAATGCTTCAATCGCAGGGTCTGAAACTAATCCATTATAAGAACCTTTAACTGCATCAATATTAGAACTTAATTTTTCAACTTCAGCATTAAATGCGGCTAAATTTTGTGCAGCAATACCAGCTTTGGCATCACTTAAATCTTTCATAGTGTCTAAAACACTTGTGCCTGGTGTAGGTCTTTTAGTTTTAGTTACGGTTGTTTTTGGTGCAGCAGGTGTTCCAAATGATTTTAAAACATCTACATCAGTTTTTTTAACTTCTTTATTTAATTTATTTAGCTGATTATACATTATAGAATAAGTATCAGCAAGTGCAATATTACCAGTTATTGCAGCAGTAAACCTATTAAAAAACTCTCCCCAAGATTTACTTTCAAATATTTCTAAAGTTCTATTAGCACCATCAATTATTGTTTTAAAAACTTCTCCAATATGACCGTTGTTAATAGCAGTTGTAAAAGTATTACTTAATCTATTTGTACTTGCTTGTAATGAATCTACATTACCTGTAATTTTATCTCCAAATGTTTTATTTAATTCTAAAGCTAATTTAGGCAATAAATCTCCTGCCATAATCTCGCCATTCTCAAGCATCTTACCCAATTCAGCAGTAGTAACACCCATAGCTTTTGCAGCCAAGTTAAATGCACCAGGTAAACGCTCGCCTAATTGACCTCTTAATTCTTCAGCAGATACCGTTCCTTTTGATATCATTTGACTTAAAGCATTCAAAGAACCTTTTAAATCATCGTTAGACAATTTAAGAACTGAAGCTGCTTTAGCTACTGATTCAAAAATATAATTTGTTTGTTCTAAAGGGACATTAGCAGAAACGGCTGCTGCTGCAAAGTTTTTATAAGCCTCGCCAACTGCAAGAAGATTTAAACCGTATCTGTCTGCAAATTCAGATAAGCGTTGGAATTGTTGTGCTGCTACTTCCGAAGAACCTAAAACAGCAGTTAAAGCCGAATTAACGGCATCTAATTTTAAAGCAGTATTAAAAGAAGCACCTACTGCTTGAATTGCAGCATTTAAACTTAAATAGCCTACAACAAGGTTTTTAATTCCTTCAGTAGCACCATTAAAAGAAGATTGTATATTAGAACTTGTTTGTTTGTTTGCTTGAGCAAATGATTGTAAATCAGATTGAGCAGTATTTAATTGGCTTTTTAAACCTTTAATATCAGCACTTAATTCAACTATTATTTTTTCATTTACCATCTTCTTTCGGGATTAATTTTTCCAAAATTGCTTCTTTATCTTTTTGAGTAGTAATGGTAATTTTCTTATTTAACCTACTTAAAATATCAGTCCATAAAGGCAATATTTCTTTTGGTTTCTTTTGATTTTTTTTCTCAACTTGTGTGTTTAGAATATAAGACATTAAACTTCTTGTTCTATCCCACTCGCTTGCATCCTGCTTTCTTTTATAAATAAAGTACCTATAATAATCCACAAAAGTCATATCCCAAAAAATATGCGGTAACAAACCCAAGTCCATCACCGCACAATCCAAGATATCATCCCAAGTTACTTTTTTTTTTCTCCTTGTTGCTCGGTAGACATTGCCTTAAATGCTTTTATCATTTCTTGCGTTATCTTTAAACAACTTTCGGTAAAGCACTTAATAACTTGTAATTGACCTTCATAACTTAAGTCATCTACCCACTCAACTACATCTTCAAATGTGAAGTCTATAATTAAACTTTTACCTCTGTAATATCCAACCAAACCCGAATAAACTAAATCAGCTACCATTTGTAACTGACTATAATCTTCTCCAAGTTCTTTAATATTACCAATATCACTACCGCTTATCCTTGTATAAGTTTCAAGCGAATAGTTTGAAAATTTTAATTGCTTTACTTCTCCGTTGAGAGTAACTTCAAGTATTCCGTTCATAGTTTGTTTGTTTTAATTATGCTATTGTAGCAAATGTTGGTGCGCCTGTTCCTGCAAACTCAATTGAATAAGTAGTTACATCTTCCATTGGTGCTGAAACTTCGCAAGAAGTAATGTAAGCACTTTGAGAAACCGACTTATCGCCTGTAACCATATCAGTCCAAATGATAGCAACTAACGCTCTTGAATTGTATGCAGTAAAAATATCTGCTAAATCTTTATTCGCTGAAACAAAGTCTGCAAGACCTTCTGCTGAATAAGTAATATCTCTTAAACCTGGCATAATCTCTTTCCAACCTGCTGATTCTTTAGAAGTTGTTTCGAATACATCCTGATTCATTGACATCGTAACATTTGTTAATTCTGCTAATTGCGTTCCATCCATTTTTAAGATTTGCGCTGTGCCGTTGTAAACTGCCATATTATTTTATTTTAAAAGTTAATTAATCTGTTATTGTGTAAGTTCCGCTAAAAGATACAGTATAAGATACCACATCTTCCATAGGAGCGTTTACTTCTATACTTTCTACATAAGCTAAACCTGTATAATAAGCAGTAGCTAAAACAGGATTAGATATTAGTATGTTAATTGGTGTTCTTGCATCGTAAGCAGCAAACAAAGTAGTTATTCCTGTGTCTGAAACTCCTTCATTAAAATCAACTAAAGCATCAGCCGTAAAAGCAAAATCTCTTAAGCCTGGTAATGCTACCGAATAACCTGCTGATTGTTTGCAAGTAGCATCTATCATAGCATCGTTTAATGTTATAGTTACATTCGTTTGACACATCAAAGGGAAATTTGAATCTGCATCGTAAAGTAATATATCCGAACCGTTTAAAACACTCATATTCCTTGTTGTAATTTAAATGTAAATCTTATTAATCTTCTCACTAAAAGCCCTGTATCTATTAGTTGCTCTATTGTATTCGTACTTTCCATTAGCGTTCTGATTACATACCAATCAGGTAATAAATCTAAATACCCATCTTGCCTTGTTCTAACTAACTCCATTACTTCGTTTGATATTCTATCCGATAGTAATTTACCACCAAAAGAGTTATCAAACCTTGTACCTACCTCAATTAAAACGCTCACTTCTTGACCGTAACTTTGTTTACTACCTTCTAAAACTTCCGTAGAAGTAAAAGTAGAAAGCAAAATATAAGGTTCAGTTGCTGCTGCTAATACTGATGCCGAATCAAATACTGGAACTTCTTGTAGGTCTATTACGATTGCACCGCTTAACCTCTCGTAAAGTTTTTGTCTAATAAGTTCTCCGACATCTTTCATTTCACAAATTTACGATTATTTACTAATATTTTTAGCTATTTTTCTCATATCCCTTAAAAAGATTTTTTTATTCTTAATAAACGCTGGGATTAAATAAGGTTGTGCTTTCATTCTACCTTTACCACTTACAAAATATTGCATAGCAAAAGCACCAAAGCCTTCAGGAATTACTACTCCACTACCTGTACCAAATTCAACATAAGGAGCGTAAGGAGCAGGAGAACCACCAAAAACAACCGTACCTGTTAATTGATTATCGCCATAAGAACGATTACCCGAACCTTTTAGATTTCCTAAATCTACTGGAACTGCATCTAAAGCATCTTTAAAAATACCATCTGTACTTCTTACAACTGCTGATTTAGTTTGTAAAGTAGCTTGAGAAGAAACTCTTTTTAAACGATTTAATACTTGAGATGTACCTCTAATTTTCATTATACAACAATAAACTTGTTATCTTCAGTCATTAAGAACTCGTAGAACTCGGTAATTAAGAAGAAAGTAGGGTCAATTAATCTACCTAAAGTAGTCATAATAACTATTTCTTTTTTTCTTTCATCCGTTACCTGGAATGCTTTAATAATGTACTCGCCACTATTATAAACTATTTTATTAATTTGAGATAAATTAGGGTAGTCATCATAACGAATAGTAAACTCGTAGATATTGTCTAAAGATATTTTACCATCTTCTAAATTTCTAAAGCCTTGTTTCGCTCTAATCTTTGCCCAAACTACCTTTTGGTCTACAAATGTTCCAAAGTAACCACCTGTACCATCAGAACCAGTCTGTAAAGTTTGAATTGCGATTTGATTTCTTAAAACTCCTGCCTTCATTAGATACCAAATAAAGTGTTACGACAATATGGTTGTGCTTGTCTTTTAGCATCCGAACTTAACTCGTACGCCTGGTCATAAATAGAGTAATTTTCCCTATTCTCGTAATCAGTAGACACTTGTTTTAAAATGGCTAATTTTAAGCCTTTA